GGCCGGACTTGCTGGTGATCGTGTTCGTGGTCGTCATCGTCTGCTCCCTGTTTCCGGGTCGCTCCGTGCGCCCCGTGAAGGCACTCTACGCGTGTCTGCTGACGTGTCAAGCACGCGCTAGACAAAAGACGCAGATCAGGCTAGAGTGGCGTCACAACGCGGCGATGCGCTGCGTGGGAGGCGTAAATGTTTGCAGATCGGTTAGCGCAAAGGCGCTTTGTGTTTGATGGCGAAGATCGCAGAGTGGAGGTCTGGTGGCGGCATGATGGATTGTTCGTTGTGTCAAGCCTTCGTCGGCGCGATCCTCAAAGACAAGTGTGGATCGAGGTCCGGAACGCGATCGAAAACAGCGAGACAGCGGCGCTGATGACAGCAGCGCTGTGGGCGCGTGAGGCGCAAGGAGAAATGCCGTGATTCAAGACGATTATCTGCCCTGCCCCCTCTGCGACGCGCCCGCGATTCCGGCCAGCGGCAAGCGCTTCGTTTGCCTCGGGCGCGAAGACCCGACGTG